GCTCCATTTCTTGTAAATCTCCACGAGACATTTGAAGTTACTCCGATTAACCTTTTTTAATCTATATTTATTTATAAATTGTATAATTCAATATAATCAAAGATTATTTAAGAAGTTGTTGAATAAATCAAGTTTCTTCTCATCAAGCTGACCTTGAGTTACAAGCGTGTTGATTTGCTTGTAAGTCTTCTTTGCGGTCTGCTCTCTCAGGATGCCACCATCCCAAACCCACTCTTTACCTTCCATGATACCTTCAACGAAAGCATCTGGTGCAGAGGGGTCGGCAACGATGTCAGCAGCAGTTGCTAACATGAAGTCGTCACCTACAATGTTTACTCCTTCTCTGGTCTGTTTAAGTGAGCCGATGCCTCTACTAGAAACGCCAAGTTTAACACCTTCCCCGATAAGCGACTTCGCAATATTACCCATCGGAGTCGATAAGATTTTCGCTTTACCAATGAAGTTGTTTCCGTCTTCTTTGAGACTAATAATCTTGTGACTAACGCGGTCCAAATTAACAGTTGGACCATCTGGGTGTCCGAGTTCTCCAAGAGCTCTACCAGAATTGATGTGGTTTTCTGTGTATCTCTGGACTTCCTTTCTCAGTCCCTCCATTTGATACATTCTACCATTACGATTGCAGATATTTCCTTGGAGGAAAATACCTTCAATGTACATCTGTTTCTTACCGCCTTTCTCTTCGACGATAAAATCTACTGATTCGATTTCTTCTCTAATAAGTTTCATTGGTTTCCTCAGGATACTTGTACTTGTTGGATATAGACTCTTCCAGTTCCAGATTGTGTCTTAGCTGCAACCATGATAGACTTTCTTAAAGTCGCATCAGGTGAACTGAAGACATCGGTGACTGAACTTGAATCGTGATCAACAACGATCCTGGTACTGAAATAACCACCTACTCCTGAAGAATTGTTGACACTGGATACAATCTTGTGACTAAAGTCGAAGTTAGATTGACCACTTACAGTCAGAGAAACAGCATCTCCAACAACAAAAGGACTACCAGTTCCTTCAGGAAAATCAATAGTTGTCGTCGTACCAGTGGTGATACCTACAACTCTTTGAGCCATGACTGGACCAAGAGAGATTTCTTCGGAGTCAGTTGAGCTCACATAAAAATTATCATGTGTTGCTGTAGGAAGAGTTCCAATAGCAACAAAAACTCCTGCACTCTCAGCAACGACTCGAATTGAATCTGATTGTTGAGAGATTGCCACTGACCTCGCAGAGGTAGTGCTAGTCGCAAATGTCGTATTAACACCTACTGGTTTTAACGCACTCATCTTCTTATTATAGTTTTATAATATCTATTTATTATTCTTCGGTCTCTTCTTCAGGTTCTTCAATAGAATCTTCTACCTCAGCCTGAACTTCCTCAGGACCATCGAAGATTGAAGCAGCGACATTAGGTCTACTTGCTTCAATTTTTTCTGCACTCTTGGCAAAAAGAATATCCTTAATTTTATCACTAATTTGTGATGAAGACTCGTCGGGACTGACGAGCATATCCATAAGTTCGTCCATTTCAAAAAATGTTACTACAACAAATATTTAGATGATGCCACCTGGAGGATTCTGAGTTCCTGGCGCTTCAGGATCTTTAGGTGATGTTGGTGCCTGCATTGCGTCTGGTGTTGCACCAGGTGCTGGTGGTAATCCTGGTTGTGCTGGTGCACCAGTCATAGGATCAACCATTGCATTAGGATCAGGAATCACACCATTCTCAATCTCCTTTTCGATCAACATATCCTGTTCCAGAATCTCTTCATCGGTCTGTCTGAGGATATTTCTTCTTACATAATCCTGAGAATAATATCTACCAACATATGGTTCGGCAAGTTGTGCAAGATTCAATCTCTCAGTTGTAAGTTCTGCTTCCTTCAGTTCAGCAAAGTGGTTATCATACAGGAAGTCATATTGAATATGATCTGCCATGTACTCCCAATCTTCAGGAGTGACAACATTCTTAAGAAGAAGTTGAGTTTTCAACATGTCGTTAAACATTGCTGAGAATCTCTTTCTCATTCTTCCAACAAACTTGGAGAACTTGATTTCATCTCTCAAGATTTCAGAAGAACGACCCAGTGAGAAACCACCTTCACCTTCGATTCTGGTCTCAGGTACATTCAAAGCTCTGTAGAGTTTTCTCTGGAAATAATTGATATCAGTAATTTCACCGAGGTTTTGACCACCAGGAAGTGTGGTAATTTCTGTACCACGACCACCTTCTCTACGTGGTAACCAGAAGTCCTCCATCATTGACATAAACTTCTTGTCATCACGCATCTCACCAGTGTTTGCGTCATAGACCATCTTATTTCTATAACGCATCATGACATCACGAAGGTATTGTTCTGCCTTTACCTTAGGAAGATTACCAACGTCAATGTAGAAAATTCTACGTTCTGGTGCTCTTGAAAGTCTGTAGATAACCAGTGAATCCTCAATCATCATCAACTGATTGAGAGGTTTGATTGCTTTATGCATCCATGAAAGAGTCAAACCCTTGTTTCTATCCACCAAACCAGAGGTACAATATGCAACAGAATCACGAGTTAACTTGATTCCTTTCTGTGGATTACCGCCATAACCACCTCTAGAGGTTCCCATATCTGGAGTATACAGGAAATACTCTTCAACTTCAGGGAAATTATATGCAGTTGGATTTGCAGACTGACCGAAGTCATCCCTTACATTACCAACAGTTTTATCTTGTTTTTTGAGTTTACGGATGTATCTGATCTTCGAAGCGTCAATATATCTCAGTTCCTGAATACCATCCTGAGGATTCTTTTGGTCGATGACCTTATTATAATAGAGTCTTCCGTCAATATACCAGTTACGGAAAATCTCATGTGCCTTCTTGTCAAAGTCAAGAAGTTCACAAATATATCTAAACTCTTCTCTTACAATCGTTTTAATCTTGTCACTTGCATTCAGATTCGACAGTTCAATCTGTACAGGTGAATCGTTTGTATCAGATACGATTGCTTCGTTTACAATATCCTCAATCGCACTATCACACTCTGGATAGAGTGCCATTGTCCTATATCTACGAATCAAATCAGTCTCATTTCTGTAGAGACCTTCGATGTCTAAATTATAACTACCAAAAAATCCACTACTGGCGAAGGCCTCAGATCCATCCTGATTAGAAGGAGGGATCGGAGAAACTACGCCAGGTGGATTCTTGTCGTTATCTTCAATTGAAAAACCAAATAATCTGGCCATTATATTTAAATACTAGACTTCTTGTCTAGTTATTTATCATTCAATCAGAACCTCTCCAGTATTACCTGCGGTAGACTCTTGTGAGTTACCGATGGTGAAGTACTGAACGTCAAAGGTGATATCAAACTCTTCGAGCTGATCACCATTATCATAACTCAGTTCGATTGCACCGATCTGTGTTGGGAAGATATCAAAGAACTTGTAAGTTCTCAATACTGAAGATTCACCACCAGCATTGGTAGTAGAGAATCTCTCAGCACCTCTACCGAGTTGAGTTACGAATGCATCGGTCATGTAAGACGATGGGTTGGTAACACCAGTTGCATCATCAAGTTTACTGATGACGTTTGCCCATCTTTCGAATGCTGTTCTGAGTTGGAAGTCCTCATCATTGATGACTCTAACTGTCCATGCATCGAACGTTCTATCACCAGCAATTTTCAGTTGTCTTCCTCTGAAAGGAACTTCAAATGAATTGGTGTTAGAAGCAGGGAGCTGAGCAGCTTTACAAAGGAACTTGAAAGTGCCGTTCTCTGCAGTATCGCCACTTCCCCAGGCCTCAGTGATTGCCGAGGGGAAGGATGGGATAGAGACTTCAAATAGGTTAGGGCGGGCACCCCCGCCTTGAAGTCTGGTCTTAAATTGTGAAAGTGTTTTTGTTTCAGCCATTGGTTAATCCTCCGTAGTTATTTAATAAAAAATCAAACAGTACCAACGACTTCCTGGAAGTCAACACCAGTTCTGGTTGCAACGAACGTCAGGGTGACGTAGTTGATAGACTTGGTTGGTTTCAGGAAGATGTCTGCTCTGAACTCATTGTTATCAATGACATCAGGTGTGTTGTTTGTCTCGTCACAAACTACCAGGAAGTCATAGAGACCTCTCTTCGCTTGAACGTCACGGAGGTAAGGTTCAACGATGTTCACGAAATTAGCTCTCGTGTTTGAATCGTTAAGTTCGAAGAGTTGAGTGTGTGCAGCTCCTTCAAGTGCTTGTTCAACAGTCAGGAACAGTCTTCTAACGTTGATTCTATCAAACGCAGAAGCGTAACCCAGTGCTGTCTTATCACCGAACAAGAGAGTACCAGCTCCTCTTTGTGTGATAATCGAGTTAATTCGAGCACCGTAGAGTTGATCTCTCTGGTTCTTCGTTGGGTTGTATGCCAGTTTGACTGCGTTGTTCAGAATACCTCTCTGGAGACCAGCAGGTGAGAACCAAGGATATGCTTGGATCGAAGTTCTAACCATCAGACCAGCAATGTCACCGTTAGTTGGGATATAACGGAATTGGTTGTTGAATCTATCGAAGGTGTACTTGTAACCCGAATCGAGAACAGCGTAAGACGATGAAGCGATTGGAGCGTAGAACTGGAGTAAGTTTTCAGTCGCAGTGTTGGAGTTAGTGACGTTTACAACGTTATCTCTGTGTGGAGAAATTGTTGCAACACAGTCCTTTCTTTGACCTGCAATGGAGACCAGGTAGTTAGCCTTAGCTTGTGACTGACTCTCAAGAGCCAGACCAGGACCCATGATCAGATAATCAACTGCGATCTCATCTCTGTTGGAGAAGTAGTTGTAACCAGTGATCAGATCACCCAGTTGGGCTTCCATACCACCACCAGTTTGATAGTCTTTACCATTTACGAGTGAGTATGAGACAGCACCAAGTGCAGCAAAGTTATTATTTGCTGCGGTTTGTCCCCAGAGACCCTCAGTGGTTGTGTAAGGTGTGAAGCTGGTTGAGAAACCTGAAGCTCTTGGAATTACGTTACGGACAATATCTTCTTTGATTGATGGGTTGTAACCAGCGAAGATATACTTAGAATTAAGTGACAGGTAATCCTTATAGAATGTCTTGGTAGGTGCATCTGCATCTGCCTCAGCATCAGAAGCCTTAGACAGTGAGAGGAATCTCTCAAGGATGTTACCCTGGATACCTGTTACGTCACCCGTATCATCTACGACAACGATGTGAAGTGCGTCGTTACTACCCTTTCTCTGGGTAACGTACTGAGTATCAACAGGTTTAGGAGCAATGTTCTTCCAATACAGTGTTGAGTTTGTCAGACCAAGTGTCTGAGAATCATACCAGTCGGTTACAGAACCACCAGAAATCGTAGTTGTATATGCGATTCCAGACGAAGGTGTGATTGTCAGTGTATCACTATCTTTAAATGCTGCACCGTCAAAGGACTGTTGATAATCGACAGGAGTGACTGTACCTGCAGTTGAAACCCGATTCTGGAATGTTACTCCTTGACCAACTGTGACAGTTGAAACACCGATTGATGAACCAACACTGACAAAAGTTGCACCGAAACCAGTAACATTAAAATTACTATTTGCACCTGGAATCGTCACAAACTGAGTCCCTGCATTAACAGCAGCTGTGGTCAGACCTGCAGAACTGTTGATGAAGATGGTCGTGTCGTTTCTATTAATCTGTGAAGTAATAGTTGTGACACCAGTTGTCTGATAATCATCAACTCTTGGGAATACTCTTTCAAGAACTCTGACTTCAATTGAACTGTTTGAGTTCTGAGCATCGGTGTTAACACCAGTGATGATACCCTTCAGGTGACCAGTGAATGTATTAACAGCACCGTTACCAGGGATGTTAATACTGGTCCTTGCTGCAGAAACACCGTATCCAACTACCAGGTTTTCTGCACCAGGGTTGGTGGATGCAATACTGATGATTTGGTCAGCTTTGTTGTCAATCGTACAAACCATCAGACCATTACCCCATTGACCAGGGTTCTTGGTTGCGTAGTAGTACGAAGTATCTGAAAGGTGATTGAGTTCGTAATCGTCTTGGTTCTCAATCAGAACCGTTGTGCCTGCAGTGATACCAACACCAGCATTAGCGTTGTTCAGGCTACCACCACCGACTCTGACAACTTTGAGGATTCCGCCGTAAGAGAGGAATGAACTACCTGTCATCCAGTACTCATACTGTCTGTCAGTGCCGATTGGTTGTCCAAAAGTATCCAGGAATTGCTGTTGAGTCTCAATGGTAATTGGCTCGTTTACAGGTCCGATTGAGAAAGGACCAGCAATAGCACCAATGTTGTCAAGAACATTCTCAGCTCTTCCAACCGTTAAGTCAACCTCCCTGATTAATACTCCTGGAGATAATTGAGGAGTAGGCATTTTCTATCTCTCCTAAGGGTCTCAGTTTAACTACTAATATTTAGAAATTTGACCTTTTTGAGAGGGTAAATAGGACGTAAACTACCAGTCTGGGTACTCCCACCTTGACTTGGGTGACTTATCTTTTTTTCTTTCTTTGACACCTTCTATAAAACACTCCTTACACACATAAGAATATGATGAGGGAACTGCACCTCTATCCTTCCGTGTTCTATAGAACCCATCAACTAAATTCTTGACTTCTCCACAACTCTTACATTTTCTATCAGTTAGAAATAGGTGATTGATTTCTAGTTGTTCATCTAAATCCATTAGTAATCCCAAAGAGTCCAACCACCAGCAGTGTTTCCATATTCATCATATGTTGGAGCAGAAGTCCATCTATCTCCCTCATTGTCAACAAATACACCATCATCAAGACCGTCGTTCAAGAATCCGAATGGAGCCATATCCTGTTCGATTTGATTCTTCTGTTCTTCGTATAATCTCTTTCTGACATCTTGATCAGTCAGTTCTTTGAAGTAATCCTGTGCAACTAACCATGCATAGATGACAAGACACATTGCAAGGTCATCATTACAACCTTCTTCTGCTTCAAATGAATTACCTTTCGAAATGAATGTAGTCAGTTCTGATATAATCTCGTAGTCATTCAACAACAACTTATTTTCTTCAATCATTGTCTTCAGGTTGAGTGATCCAACCTTCTTAACTGTCTTGGACATCTTGACACCAAGTTGTGTTTTAGTTCCAGAGAACCCTTGTCCGACAACTTGACCTGCCCTACCTCTCATGGCACACATAAGAAGGTTTTGATACTCAAGATCGTATTGAAGAATTGCAGCAATCTGATCTCCGATGTCATTGACCTCACAGAGAATGAATGCATTGTTATATGACTTGGCAACTTCCCAGATGATGTTTGGGAACAACATTGGTTTGATCGTATTATTACGATACTTGGCAACTACTTTATGTGGGAATGTTGTAATGTCGGCAACAATGAATGCAGAGTAGTCCTCTCCAACACCTCTAGCAACATCAACTGTAATTACATAATCATTTTCTTTCTTAGGCTCTTCGTGAACATCAAGTCCAGCATTTTGTGTAAGTGGATTATCATAAACAAGAGATTTTAATTTACTGGGAGCAATCAGAGTATCGACAGATCCGAGGAACTCACACTCAAACTCAATCTTGAATTGTTGTTCGGATGTGTTCTTGATGGTCTGTTCTTTCCAGACCTCATCTCTACCTGGTACCTCTGACCAATGAACATCTGTCGGCACATATTCATTTGCACCCTTCTCCGCATCATGCCACATACGGTAGAAATGATTCATACCGTGTGGGGTAGAGACGATGATTACCTTCGTTGATTTACCAGAAGTAATAGTAGGATAAACAGAGGCAAAGAACGCATCTGCAATATGGTTTGGAACGAAGGCAAATTCGTCGAGGAAGAGAATGTTAAACGACATGCCTCGGACAGCACTTGCAGACGTAGAAGCTGCCAATATCTTACTGCCATTTTCTAATTCGATGTTTCCTTTATTCCAGACCAGGATTCCTTGTTGCATCCATGTCGGGAGGTTTTCATATGCTGTGGCAAGTCTTGCAAGAAGTTCTCGAGCAGTCGTTGCCTTGTTTGCCAGGATACCTATATTAACACTATCATTGAAAATTGCATAGTGTAAAAGATAAGACACACACGTTGTAGACTTACCAGTCTGTCGTGGCATCTTACAGATATTAAATCTGTTCTGGTGGAAGTTATTAATTAACTTTTCCTGGAAGTCGTAAGTCTTGAATGGTTGAAGACCATGGTCCAGGGTTACAATCTGGACGTAATTTTGTGCAAAGTAAACTGGGTCGTCCTTACACTTAATATACTCTTCAATTTGTTCCTTAGTAAATTCAATCGGTGTATTCGCCTTCTTAAGAAGGGGATTACCAAGATATACGTCACTTGCCATAAATTATTATCCCTGATAGGCTACTGATGTTGCATAAACATCGGCTGCACTTGAGTAAATCAAGTCCGATCTTTCTTTATGAATGATAATTGGATCTTTACCTGCCATATGGATACTTCCATATGTAACTCCCGCACCTGTTCGTATTTCCACTAAACGATCAGATGAGTGACTGTGCTGAACCATTACATATTCAGCACCTACTGTGGAACCAATACTACTATTTACTGAACCTGGAACAGATGATCCAGAACCAGAATTAACCTGTGTTGATTCGCCTAAAATTTTTACTACAAAAGCCATTTCAGCACTTCCACTTTCTTAACGCCAAAGCCTTACGGGTTGGTCTACCCTTCTCATCCTTCATAGGTCCCTTCATTCCACCCATACGAGCACAGAATGATCTCTTTCTTGGACCACCCTCAGGTTGAGGTGCCTTGAGATCAGAACCAGGATTTTCTCTTTCGTATGACTTACGACCCTTTTCGTTCAGACCACCCTCAGGATTTTTTCCTTCCTTTCTCTGCCATGCGGCAGACTTCTCTTCAAGTTCCTCAACCTCTTCACTAACACCAACATTCAGAACAGAGTCCGAGGGTTGAAATGTTGTCTTGTCAAATCTCAAGAGATTACACCCAGGATAGAACTTATCAAGTGCGTCCTGGATTTCAGATCTTGTAGGATTTCTTACCTCAGGGAAGAAGAGTTTCATATTCATATACTTCCCTCTCCAGGAGAAGGAGATCAAAAAGATGTTTCCAGTTTTAGGAGGAATTCTTGTTGCCTCTTCGAGTGTAGGACACTCTTTCTGACCATGAATAGGACACTCTTCACCTTTCTTGTTCCCCATACATGTTGCTTCTTCATTCTTGGGAACACAGTTAGGGACCATACGGTTACCTTTCTTTTTCATACCAACTTGCTTATGGGAATCCCAGCAAGGATCACCATCACCCTCTTTGACTTGTTCTACTTCTTCCTTTCTAGTTTTCTTCTTTTTGACACAGTTTGGATATCTCTTACCAAACATTGTTTTCATACCTTTCTTCTCATATCCATCCCAACAATCTTCAGATACAACTTCAACTTCAATACCAGCAGCCCTCATCGCTTTAATCTGGACATCGGTAAACTCAGGAAGAGCCATGTACTCTTCTTTCTTGGTTGAATTGCCCCAGTTAGCAGCACCGACTTTACGACACTTCACCAATGCACCAGATGCATATGCAGAGGGCCAT